TTGTCCAAATTCTTGGTTTTCACGGGTGCGGAATTACCTAAAAGACCAGTCGCTGCCGCTCTTTTAGCCTGTCGCTTTGTACTCGTTTTCACTTCTTTTTCGACTTCTGGAGGTCTCCACGCATCTTGACCCGATTGGGTTGATAGGAATAATTGCATAACGGAGGCATGATCTACTGGGTCAGTTGACTCAGTCATCATTTTTGTCATGGCTGGACTACCTAGGACAAATGCTTGAAAATCTGCATCTCTGTCTATATCCCTGTAATCCTGTCCTACATTCTCATGCATGTAATTTTCATGATATTGTAGGAAGTTCTGATAATTCTGTTCTTTGGTCTGATCTTCTAAATTCTTTAGCCGCTCTTGAGCCTGTACGGTGGCTTCTTGCAGGGAACTACCCTGCTTTGCCATCTCGTGCTGAATCATCTTGCGAAATGTAGAAGACAGTTCAGAGAACTCCTCCATAGTCTGCTTATCACCATCATTGAAAAAAGTGTCACCATCTTTAGGGTCTACTGGAGTGGGTTCCTTTTCAGAAAGTCCCTCCTTAACCCTTTGAAGTGCTTGCTCTCTTTCAACATCTCTGAGCCTTAGCTCATCGAAGTCTTGACGTAATCTAGCAGAATCTTCATTCCTTTTATGAAACTCACGCTCCAAATCCTTGTAACGTGATTCATAATCATGCTGTGGTTCTTCAGGCTCTTCTTCGTCTTCGGTCTCATCATCTTCTGATTCAGGTTCATCAGCTTCAGCCTCTTCAGCCTCTACTTTAGGGGTACCCTTATCATTTGATTCTCCTTCAACTTCGTCTTCCTGACTCCATAGTTCTTCGTCTGAGGCTTCTGAATCTTCAGCTTCCTCATCGAGTACCTCTTCTTCTAACATATAACTCCTTCCAATGTCCCGATTAAACGGATTGGTTAAATATTGGCCCTTTCCTTACGGTGTAAAGGCTATTCTTATTTTTTTTCTGCAATATCAAGCATTTCTTGCCATGCCTGAATCTTACCGATAGATACATTATGCCTTGAAACTGACTCTTGGTCAACTAATTGTTTCAATTTAATTATATCATATGCATCTTGTATCTTTTTTTCAATCATTTCTTTGTAAATTTGCCATCCGGGGGATTGGCTTAACATTGCTAAAACATCATTGCGGGGCATTTTCAGCGAACTCCCTTCGTTGAATATCTTGTGCAGATGGGCCTCCCTGTAGTCTCTCTTGTGCTGGCCCTGCTTGTGTTGGGTCTTCCGGCATCTGGCCTTGAGGTGCCATTCCTTCTTGAGGAGGCATTCCTCCTTGTGCTTGAGCGGCTTGTTGTTGGGCTTGTTGTTCTTGTATTTGTTCCTGCTCTATAACCTGCCGTAATTCCTCTTGTTCTGTCTCTTTATCTTGTTCTGACTGTATTCTGGTTAATTGAGACTGTTCCCTCATTTTTTCTTCACGAAGAATTACGCTGTAATTCTCTAAATTAGAAGGATGTAGGACATTACCTTGTTTGATTAGCTCTAGGCGTTCCTTTATTTCTAATTCCCGCTGGTCTTCACTTACAGATTGTTTCTCATCTAAAAGAGCCTTATTTTGTTCAACAGCTATACTGGATTGCATTTGGGCCTGAGTCTGTGCTTGCATTATCTGACCCTGCTGTTGTGCTAACTGAGCTTTTGACTGAGTCTCTTGTTGTAATTTCTGAGCCTCAGCTTGCTGGGCTGCCTGAGCTTGAGCCTCTATTTGTTTTTGCTGTGCTTCTTGTTGAGCCTGCATTTCCTTTGTTACTTCTTCTTCCGTCTTTACAACTTTATCTGGTTCCATGTTAAATGCCCGTAGTAACGGTCTTGTGAATGCCTCTTGTTTAAGATACTGTTTTATCTCTGGAAATTGACCAATTACCTGTAAGAAGTTGATAAGTTGTGTATTATGTACTTCCTTTGCAACGTACTGCTCGTAACCTGTTGATATAGCTTCATAATCACCCTTGATTGACATGTCCGTTGAGTCAACCATTAGCCAGCGGTATATGGCACTGATATTCTTAGTGATCATTGAGGAGACTGAACGTACTACATCTGCCGTCTGTCTATTAGCGTTGGAATTAAGAATAGACATCCCTGTGGCTGTCTTAGTCTGTGCTGGGGATTGGTCTCCATAACCTATGCTGGTTTGACCTGAGTCTAGGTCTGCCTCACGTTCAAGTTGCTGTATTACTGCAAGAAGTCCATTTGTTACATCTGGAATTTGTACTGAGCTGAAGGAATCTCGGACTGAAGCTCCGGGTTTTACACGGAACTGTTTACCCGGATATATCTGTTCTGTATCTGTACCCGGTTCAAATGCGTTAGGGTCTATAACTGTTAGGGGGGCCGCTGATAAGGATTTGCCCTCTACCATCATTGCATATGAAAAGTTTAATATTGCCTGTGCATCACGAATTGCATAGTAAATGCCATCACCCCATATAGACTCTGGGTTCTTCTGCCAGTTACAAAAATGGAATGGTAGGGTGTCATCGAAAGGATTCTCTGCAATCTTAACAACCTTATCACCTATAACAGTTACAACAACCGCAAGAGCATCTGGAATATCTTCTGACTCAATTGGTATATGAGGTTCTAAATCCTTACCGTCTAAACGGCCCCAAAACTCTAATACCTCAAACTTCTTCAGTCTTGTTGCTGAAGTTTCGTTGTACTTTTTAGGGTGTTCACTGTCGTCCCATCCGTGAGCAAGCCCAATCTCTTCTTCAATAACTTCCTCAAGTGCACCCGGAATAAAGCCTTCTGCTGTCTTTGCGAGCTTTTTGAGTTGGATTTTACTAAGGAATGATCTTTGTATGACATAATCTGCATCCTCTGCATTGATTGCCTCTGGAGATGGAAATACATTCCATATACTGACAAACTTACACGCAGGCATTAATTCTTGCTCAAGAAACGATTCAACTTGCACCATTTGGTCTGGAGTTGTGACCGTAGTGTAGACAGGAAAATTCTTATATTCAAGGGAAATACCCTTCGTACATCCCGTCCCATACAGGCACATCTCATGTACAGCATGTTGAACTTCTTCATTATAATTCGTTCTTTCAAGAATATCACGAATCCTGAACTCCATCTGTTTAGAGCGTTCAAGAATTGCGTCTTCAAACAGGTCAGGTCTATCTGGGGGAGTTTGTATATCGGGGGGATAGAACCTTGGTTTGCGTGATGGGGTAATACTAAATGGTACTTTCCCATCCTCAAATAGTAACGTATTAACTTTAATCTTCGCTGAATTAATCTTGCGCCTAGTCTGGTTGACGAATATACCCCTTTCACTTGCTAACTCATGCGCCTTCGATATTTTTGAGGGATATTTTCCCCTATAAGCATCATAAGCCTCTAACCAATGTTGTTCATGATCTCTACGGTAATCCCTTGCTTCTTCAAACTTTTCCTGTACTACCTTGGCAAAGTCATCTACATCTACCCTTGTATTCCCCAACTTAAGCCTAGTGTCTTCTTGTTCTTCAGATTCAGGCTGCTCCATTTCGTATTCTGCCATTATATCAACACTCCTTGCCTCTATTCATTTGTTTCTAAAGTTAAATCTATAATATCACCATTTTCCATAGTAAGTATATACTTTTTATCGTTTTCAATTTGCTTAAGTAACTTTTCCCTTATCTTATCCAAAGATAAACATAAGGACTCAATCATTATACATCCTAACTTGTTGCCATAGCTATTACAGGCTACATCTACCATCTCTTCCAGTAGCGGTTGTAATTCCTTGACAAACTTATCCTCATTTGGCAAAATACCACTGCCAAACTGAACCTCTATTACATTACTCATAATTGAGATGGTTGGTAAAATTTTAGCTCAGGCTTCCAATACCTTCTGTTTATCTCCTTTTCCCACTCTGGTCTCGCAGGAAACATCTTACACCCAAAACATGCAATTGCTAAAGCCATTACACAGTCATCATGAGAGCCAGACTGGGCCGCCATTCTACCATTTGGATAGTTTACGAATGTCTGTAGCTCATCCAGTACCTTGGGACTCCTGATTTTGATCTCATTTTCCCTGATTAATTCCTTTAAATAGTCAATTATCAGGGGTTTAGACTTTACTGTGGTATGGAATCCTAACTTGCGAGCAGAGCGACTTGACCTCTCGTCTAATATCTTCTCCGAGTATATGTCTGGGTACATATGTACGTCTGAAAGGAATTTTAGGGTTACTAACCCATGATTGTTCCTTTCAACAATTAATTTTGCATTATTATACCATTTACCTAAACTTGCAAGTTGCCATGCAAATAAGTCTGGATCAATCTTCACCCTTATAGTTGCTACTTCATCCATATTTGAAGCATCTAAAACTATACCTACACTCCAATCAGTGTCTCTACCTACGTCTATACCTTCTGATACATCTGCGCCTATACGGTATTCTTTACCCGGCATGGGTCTTTGCCATACCTGTAACTCCCCCCCATCCATTGATTCTATTATATATTTTTCTCCTCCCCGTTCTTTCCACGCCTGCACGGGTATGTGGAATCCTTCTGACGGTCTCTCCCGTTGGAGCTTCTCAGAGGTTAAAACAAGGTTACTAAGGGTGTCTATATTAAAAACGCTCCGTCCTGTCGTTACAAAAGACTCCCTAGCTGTGGTTGGGAACTCTTGATGAAATTTTCTA